CGCTGCACGAACCTGTATGGGTGTGCCCTTTTTGAATAGAGATAGGCTATCGCGATAGAAATCAAGTCTGTTTACAGATCGAGGAAATGATATGTCCTCAATAGGTGTATGTAGGAACTGCTCGCGTAAGCCTCTGATATAATCCTGTACCTGGCTTTCGTTGCCTTCTAGGATAACCTTCAGAGTATCTTTGAACATGGAACGACATACGGCTGGAGTCGAAGACCTAACAGCCTCAATGCCCATCATCTTGAGCTTAGGTTCTTTGTACTGTACACCTTCGCTGTTATATACATTAAGAACATAGTGCTTCTTGCCAGTCCACACACCCTTCGATGCAATTACTTCTCGAGCCATGACCATCTTCTGGTCGTAGGCGTTCATGTAATCCTTTAAGTTGTCGTATGCTTTGTTAAGTAGAGGCACTATCTTCTCTTCCGCAACCTTGTCAAGAAACTTGACTGGATCCTTAGGTCCAACCTTATCTACCAAGCCACCCATATTGATGTACAGCGAATCGGTATCGATTGCAATTACGTAATCGTGATTGTCAGTATCAAGTACTTTATTCATGTATTGGTTGAGATGCTTCTCAGCCCACTTAATAGTCAGCTGACCGCTAACAGTAATACCTTCTGCGATACGAATATCATAGTATCTGAAGTACTCATTAGACATTGCACCATAAAGGCTGTTCATCAGAATCTTAATAGCCATCTGCTTATTGTCGAGAGTAGTAACCTCTCTCTCAAGCTCATACGATGATCCCTCGTCCTGTATTCTCTGCTCGATCTTGAGCATCTGCTGCTTGTACCCTTTACGCTCATCATACAGGTTACTGACAAGCTCTGGAAACATCCCTCGTTCAGTACGATTAAAGAACTGACCTGTACCTGCCATACTATGATCGGGTGATACGTCTACAGGGTTTTGGTCGAGTAGGTAGTCAACAGAAGAGTTATAGCTACCATTAGTACCGTCATTCTTCGACAGATCAAATGTATGAGATTTGTCAACTACAGTCTCGGGCGACATGTTATACTGCATTATGATGTGTGGGTATAGACTATTCAAGTCAAACGAAACAACCCAGTCGTGCATACCAACCTGGGGATCTTTGACGTGGGCCCCTTCAATCTTTCTCTCCTTAGTTTGTGATTTCTTAGGAGGACAAATAATACCACGGTTGCGTAAATCGTTGAAGATCAAGGCGTCCCATACTGCTACCGAACCAAATGCATCAGCATAGTTGACCTTACCCTTATAGGCAATAGTCATACACAGTGTAGCGAGACCCATCTTATGCTCAAGGCGGTCTACAATCTCAACGTCCTTGATATTATAGTCAATGAACTTTTGGTAATCGTTAAGATACAATCCAGTAAGAGATCCATACTCACTGTAGTCAATCTTATTCTCACCTAACACTACATGAGCGATATGATCTAGTTTGTATGATTCTTGAGTACCGTAGCTGTAGGCAAACTTCTTAAACAGATCAAGATAGTCTAATTGCTCAATGCCACTGATCTCATATACTTCAACCTCGTTCTGTACAAACCTCAGAGTCCGCTGTCGAATAGGATTGCGCATCTGATGATTCCACGGAGACAGCTTGTCAGCATGTCCATCGCCAAGTATCTTCGTGATGCGGTTAACCAGATATACAGTATCGAACATCCTACTGTTCCATCCAGTGACTACGTCTGGATAATTGGCAGCCCACTGATCCATGAACTTGTGCAGTAGATCAGCTTCGCTAGTACACTTAGTGTAACTAACCTCGACATGATCGACAATAGACTTTTCTGGATCCCAATCACCCATACCCCAAACATAATAGATGTTGTCGATATTGTTCTTAATGGTGATTGCAGTTACGGGGTGGTTAGCTTCCTCAGGTCGAGGGAACCCTTGATCGGATTGGACCTCGATATCGATTGTGGTAACATTGATAGAGTTACGATCGAATTCGATTACCTTACGAAAAGCATCGCTAATGAACTGCTGGATGAAGTTGGTGTTACCGTGGATGTCGAAGTTGTCTACGTCTTTGTGACGTTTCAAGAAATCTCGGGCATCACCCATAGTATCGAAGTCTAGCTCGCCCAAGTAAGAACCACCGAGTGACTTAAACTCAGTTTCCTTTGGACTGTGAACATATAAGGTGGGTTGGTACTTGAATCTTTTCTGGACACGCTTACCATTTGCATGCCCTCGAAAGTAGATGTAGTTACCGTAAGTTGTTACATTGGTATAAAAAGATTTGCTCATGCGTGCATTATACTCACTGTTTCGCTAAAGATCAAGAGATGATTTGCGAATCAGGAGTAATGATGCCACCAAACATTTTCTTGTGTTGGTTAACTAGACTGCTGTCAGGTTCGCCAATGAACACCACCATGTCCTTATTGATCATCAAAGGATCTTTGGTAGTGAACGCACTATATGGTACGAACTGTACAGACTGGTTTTGAGTGGGGACGACAACAACGCTGTCTTTGATTTCGAAGAAGTGGTCTTTGTCTTCACAAACACATAGTACATCTTCACCGGATAACATTCTTACAATTTTAACTGACATAATATAATCTCAAAAATACGGCCCTTTCGGGCCGTGGGGGTTAAACTATTAGGGATATTGCATATAGGTACGTTGAACCAAATACCACAGTTAATGCTACGATACCGTAGGTATTAAGGCTACGCCATACTTTAGTAGTTTTCATTTTGCCTCCGTAAGCAATTGATTACCAATTGGAATAGAACGGGGACGCTTTTCTTCTGGGACTTCTACTCTTAGGTCAATAACGAGTAGGCCGTCAATGAAGTCAGCTCCATCAACGACAACGTGCTCAGATAGTCTAAAGGTGCGGGTGAACTTCTTTGCAGAAATACCGCGGTGGAGATACTCACGTTCAATGTCTCCTTCCTTTCCTCCAGCCACGACTAGTATACCGTCTTTTACTTCTACGGTCAACTCATCCTGACTGTAGCCAGCAAGGGCTAGCTCAATTGAAAAGTTTGTCTCATCCTTCTTAACTACGTTGTGAGGGGGATACAGCTTGTTGTCTGCTATATTAGACAGACGCTCTATCTCCGACCATACGTGGTCAAAACCGATGAAGTGTGAACGTGGAAAAGAAAATGCTTTAGTTGCTACCATTTTGGTGCCTCCTTAGTTAAAAGCAAGGTTGTTGTCTACTGACCGGAGTATCCGCATCAGCGTAATATTTATAATTCGCCACGTGAAAACACGTCGGCAATATTCTGTAATTTGATCAATAATCGGTATTCATTTTTTGGATGAATCTTCACCTACTACGAATCCTGGATCAGATGGCTCGGTTACAGTAGATATACCATAAGCAATTATCATTGCAACTCCTACCACTAATCCAAAACCAACAATTGCTTTCAAAAATCCAACAATATCATCCCAATCGACATCAGATTTTTTCTTGGCCATGCCCTCATCCTCAAGCTGTTGCTGACTACTGTGGGTTAGTGTAGTATAGGTACAGTTTCAAATAGTATTCAAACAAACGTGGTTGATGAAGTGGATCAGGACACTGAGGAAACATCTCAAGTAGACCCGATACTATCTCTTCATGAGTCATAGCTGCCATTGACGTTGCAGTTGAGATGCTTCTTCAATGGTCGCACATAGCTGTGTTCGACTAGGTGTGCCATCAATCTTCTCGACCACTACATATTTCATAACGGTGTCTGTGGTTTCACTCAACCACTCGTTGATGACTATTTCTTTCGACCGATTGTGTACTTCGCTTCTAGTGTCCATTCACTTTTATCCTTATGAGGTATAATTTTAATTTGAGACATAGGGGCAACTGGGTCAACTGATTTGTCGGCATCTACCAACTTAATCAGTCCCCAATCACTTAGAAGATTTGCTATCGTGTTGCGTCGAGCTACATCTGCCTGATCAAAGTTAACCGGTTTGCCATCAAGCGCAAACAGCTCTTTGAAATGCACAATATAATACCTACCCTGCTTGTGCAATACATGGCAGGATTGATATAAAGTTTGATCTTTGCGGGATGCAATTCCAATGCGGGTGAGAGTTTCCCGTACCTTTAAGAAATCGTCTTGTTCATCCAAAGTCACTTCAATCATCTGATCGATTGTTATTGTCATTGATACCACCCTTACTTTGACTCTTAGTTATTGTT